CTAAATGCACTAAATACAGAGGAAGCACCTATGTCGACGCTTCACTACTATATACCTAAAAATGCCGATAACCTATTCTTCGAGATAAGTGAAGAGGATATGCAGGCTATGAGTCAATTACCACTAGAAAAATTTCATAGAAACAGATAATGGCTGGAAACAGAGTATTAAGAGGTGAGGAACGCGAGTATCCTAAAGGTCTTAGGACTATTGAGTATGCCTCTTACATGAGAATCACTAGATACAAATACAACGAGGGACTCAGGAGAGCCAGAGATAATGGCATGCAGGGTGTTGAAGCTGCTATGGGTAATAATATAGGTTTTCAGGCTACGAAGGCAATTACTAACAAGACTCTGCAGTTCACCTATGGTAACGTGGATCATGGATCAGGTGATTTACAAGCATTTGAAGCACAGTTAAAACAAGTAGTTAAGAACTCCAACTCCGATAAGGGTTGGTTCGCAAACGATAGAGCAAATTATAATCAGGTAAAAGCAGGAGACTACAGTAATATTGATTTCCCCATCACTCTGCAGGATGGAACTACATTTGACAATGCTGAACAGTTAGCATCACTTAGAAACCAATCACAACAGTCATCGAAGGCATTGAAGAGTTTATACTTCTTACCTATGCCAAATGAGTTCTCCTATGCATATAATGCTAGTTGGGATAACAAATTCAAAATGGGCACGATGGCAAGAGTATTAGACAACCCATTGACAGGTGTGGCACAGATGGGATTCACTGGTATTGGATCTGGATTATTCAATGCTATTGGTCAATATGTCAAACCTATGGTCGGTAAGTTTTTCTCAGGAATAGACGAATCTAATAATAGTGGCATTAAATCTCAGGAAGTTGCGGGTGCATTCTTTAAAGGAGCAACCAACCCACTAGGTTCAACTGACTCATTGAATACAACTAACACACTTGGACTAGCAGGACTAGCACCCAACGAGAATGCTATCACCATGTTCAGTAAGATGCAGAATAGATCATTCAGTCTTACATTTGAGTTTCTAGCACGTGACGAGGAAGAAGCAAATAACATTGATATGATTATCAATGGATTTAAAACTGGTATGCACCCAACAACAACTCCTAAAGGTACAGGTGGTGTACTTGGTTTCCCAGACATCTTTATGTTAGAACCATGGTTCAGTGCTGTAGATTCTCAAGGTAATATCATACCAAATGGTACAAGACATCCAATGATGCCAAGGAGTAAACTTGTTGCTCTAACAAGTCTCAACGTCAACACTGCACCATCTAATAACTTTGTAACCACTAGAGACGGTAGATTACCTTTCCAAACAGTGACCATGGAGTTCTCTGAGACAACAGCACTCACTCAGTCAGATCTAGAGACAGGAACATTCTAATGAGTTTATTTAAGAACGCACCTAACGTAATATACAACTATACGGATCAAGTTTTAGATCCGAAGTTATATACTGCGAAAAATTTATGGAGAAGAAATGATATCAGGGATGAGTATCTATCAAACGTTGTGATGTTTGATGATATCTTTATCAAAGATGGAGAGACACCTGAGTCTATATCCTTCAACGCTTATAATAGAGTAGATTTTGGTTGGACTATCTTAGTCATTAATGATATAACTAACTACCACGAGCAGTGGCCACGTACTGCCAGTTCTCTAAAAGACTATGTGTATAACAAATATGAAAACCCCAGTGCCATCATGATGTATGAGACAACTGAGGTTATTGATGCTTTAGGACGACAAATCGTCAAAGCGGGATTGAGAGTACCTTCAAACTATCAGGTTACCTACTACGACGGTACCGCTTCAGCAGGGGTTACTGTTAATCCAGTGTCACCAGTAACATACTATGAGTATGAAGCACGGTTGAATAGTGAGAAAGAAAAAATAAAACTAATGAAACCTAACTTCGTGAGAGAGTTCGCAGATATCTACGTCAAGTCTCTCCACGCAGGAGGAACCATGGTTATGGGTCAAAGTAGAGCAGAAATTAAAATAGATTAAGGAATAAATCCTGTACCATCTTCACCTGTGTCTATAGTATAGGTGAACCCATCATCAGTAAAATTATATACTGATTCTCCATTCTTATCTAATGGGGGATAGTCAAAATCCAAAGCATCCATATCTCCACCGACTCTTTCAGCGAGAGAGAAGGTGGATTTGTTGTCTTCATCGAAGATTTTTAATCCTGCGTCTGTTAACACATGATCGTACATCTTGTGGAAGACCTTTGGAGGTAAGGTGCATATGTGAGCACCATTCCAGAATGCGAGTGTAACTTTAGCAACGTCACGAATAGATGCTGCCAATACTTCAGTATAGATGTTGTGTTTCTTATAGACATCTACAATAGAACGAGTAACTTCTACACCTGAGTGAGAGTTATCTTCTAATCTACCAATGAAAGGTGAGACATAAGTTGCCCCTGCCTTTGCTGCTAGGATTGCTTGTGCTGTACTGAATATTAAAGTTACGTTTACTCTGATTAATTCTTTAGATAATGTACTACAAGCAAGGAGTCCGTCTGGTGTACACGGAACCTTGATTGTAGCACAGTCACCAAACTTTGCGTGTAGTCTACGACCATCGTTGATCATACACTCAGCATCGCCTACGACTTCCATGGAGATATCAGTGACCCCTAGATCTTTGAGATCTTGGTAGACCTGTTCTGGATGTCTACCACTCTTCATAATAAGGGTAGGGTTGGTTGTTACACCATCAATAAGACCTGTAGCGAACGCTTCCCGAATTTCGGTAACGTCAGCAGAGTCAATGAAAATCTTCATAATTATTCGTTGGCAAGTTTAGCAAAGTATGATAATGCGTCATCTTCTTCTTCTACTGGAGCAGATGCCGACTTGAAGGAAGGAGCTGCAGATGCTGCTATCTCAGTAGCACCTTTTACCTCTCTATACTTTCCTTCTGACTCATCTTCCAACTCTTCATCTGGGATTCTACGAGTTGGTGTAGCACTAAGAACTGTCTGTAGACGAGTCTCTAACTCTTCAAAAGTTTTGAACTTATCAGGAGCAGTGAAGTCAGTAAGACTATACTGTTGCTTCCAAATTAATTCTAACTCTGAATCATCAAATCCCTTGAGTGTGCTTGGTTCAGCAAACTCAGACTTGTCATAGTTCCAATAACCTTCTACCTTTCTGATCTTCACCTTGAAGTCAGCACCCTGCCAGAAATCGAAAGGGTTGATAGGAGTCTCATCAGCAAATGCAGGTTGCATTGCTTCTGTAAGTTTGTCAAAGATTTTCTTTCCAAACTTGTAAAGGAATACTCTTCCTTCGTTCTGTGGATTAGCAGGATCTTGTACAACGTAGATGTTGCTGTAGTAAGAGAGTTTCCTCTTCTGTTTACGAGCAGTCTCTTTGTCTGCGTCGTTACCTGAGTTCCACAATGTCCTATTAAGATCCGACACTGGATCCTTCTTGCCTAAAGTTGTGAGAGAGTTCTCGATATACCATCCACCAGGACCTTGGAAGGCATGACTCCAAACTTGTGCCCATGGAAGGTCTTCTCCATCGGGTGCGGGGAGGAACCTGATTACTGCGTAACCATTGCCCGCTTTGTCTACTTCTGGTTTCCAAAGACGCTCGTCGGCACCTCTGACCTCAGTCTTGTTGAGTGACTCTGCTTTAGAAAGCAAGTCAGAATAACTGGACTTTTTAAGTGAAGCAAAAGACATGTATTTCTCCGTATTGTGTGTATTGTGCTATATGATCGCACCTTCTATTTATAGCAGAAAAGGAAGTCGTTGACAAGACTTTCGGACTTCTCCTTGCCAAACTTTTGTGCTAGATATGGACCTACTGGGTCTAAACGTGTCATATAAGTATCAAAGTCCTTATAGATGTTCGTGTCCGTCCCACGAGGGTTCTCTAAGTCTACCATAGTCTTATATTTTGTCAAGTATTTCTTGAATGTTTCGAGGTGCTCATCAACCTCATCCATCTTACAATATCTCACATAGATGTTCTCTGAGAAATGATTGCCACGTTCAAAGAAACGATAGTTCTCAGTGCATTTTGGTAGGTCATCTACACCGAACAGATACTTCTCTGTTGGATGTTGGAAGTCAAATACTATGATGACTCTCTTCTGTGTGAACCCCATGAGATCCATACCGAAGCATGGTAGATTTGCTCCAGTGTTAGGATAGATTATTGTATTATATACGTGCGTCTTGTCACTCCATATATCTACCTCTCTAGATTTAATGAAGTGTTTGTTCTTGTAAATCTTTGCAGTGAGGTTAGTACCTTTACCTTCCCACTCTGCCCACGTGTTTTGATACTCTAGATCAGGGAAGGTATTGAATACTGCTTCCTTCCAGTTCTTCCACAAATTCATTCTTCAACACTCTCCAGTTCTTCAATAGCATCAACTGGTACTTCATTACCACCTATGTCATACCAGTGTACATCATCTCGTATGCCGAGGTATGATAGATCACTAAAACTATTCTCTCTTAGCATAGCTTGTAATCTATAATGTATAAGTTCAGATTTCTTCATGTTAAAGGTTCAATTCCGTAAGGTGTCAAGTCATAGTATGGGATCGTCAAAGGTTCACCCTTACGTGGTGTTGGTTCTCCTATCTTTGCTAGGATATCACCAGGTATTTTCTTGAGAGTGATGTCATAAGGTATAGGTGCATTTGCTACACATACCCTTACGCATTCCCACTCTTCTTCAGTTAATTCAATGTGGGTCATAATAACGAATAAGTGCTCCTGCTGCAGCAATGAGCACAATAACAACAATGAGAGCGATCATTTTGCCTCCTCTAATTCTTCGATCATTTTCTCTACTTGTCCTTTGAGGGAGTTGTAGAATTGTGAATTTACATGCTCAGGTTTCATCCCTAACAATGTTGCTGCTTCACGTACCTGTGCCAGAATACGTTTTGCTTCTGGTCTGTCAGATAGAGTGACACGCATAAACATTGTCTGCTGCAGATCAATGAGTTCCAACAGCTTTACGAGTTGTTGGATCTTCTGATCCACAGTCAGTATAATCCCCATACGATTAATGTCAACGTACAGGTCTTGCATTCTTTTTAATTCGTCCTGAACAACGTCAGACTCGAAGAACTTCATAGGTATAACTCCTTGAGAACGCTGCGATGCTTATCGGTAGATGTTTTCAGTAACGGTTCGTACTTCATGATCTTAGTTTTAGCATCTTGCCAAACTGGGTCGGTAGCAGTAACGTCTTTACAGAACTCAAACATCTTTTCCATTATAACCACCGACTCTAATTGTATTTTACCACCCATCCACAATTTAATCAAGGTCGGGTGAGGTTTGCCAGTGAACAAATCATTGAAGTTGTCACATGACTCCTTCATTGTCTGTGCATCGTTCCGAAAAATATATGATAAGGATTGCAGTTTTCTTATATAGTCAAGATAGTTTCGTTCTCCATTGGCGGTCATTGCACCAATCCACTCACTGTTTTCCTGTACAAAATTTGACAGGTAAAATCTTGCTAATTCCTCCTCGTTGTACTTGCGTGATAATTTTACAAAGAAATATTTGTCCTTCCTCTTGTCGTATGTCTCTGGTTTTGCTTTAGCAAATTGATTCCTTGCGAAGTCGTAGGTTTTGGTTTTAAAATGATTACGCATGGCAAGGTACATGCGATAAGCATCATACCCCTTCACAGTGCTAAGAATCCTCTGCTCCCCTTCTTGATGAAATTTAACTTTTGTGCTTCGTACTTAAGTTTTTCCTTAAGTGGTTTGTTGATTAATTTATTAACCCCTTCTATCTCAATAGATTTCTCTTCGCAATACATTACTATTGCTTCAATGTAATTAAGTGAACCATCTTTGACGATGTTCTCAATCTCAAGCGAAAACTTGCTCGCGGTCATAAAATTTTCCTCTAGGGCATCATTAAGTTTTTTACCAGTCGCCATGGATACTCCTGTAATAGTCTATGTACTCTTTTAGTTTGGGTACGTACGTAAGAATGTCCTTCTTAATAAAGACTTGTGGAGTTCCAGTTTCCACAGCGATGATGGTTACAAGTTGTTTTACCTTTAAACCTGTAAGTTCTTGAAACATTATAGCATATGCTGTCTCTTGTGAGAAGTAGTCTTGTATCCACTCCTCACGTTTGAACTTAGTTGACGTTTTAAAATCTATAATCGCTAGTTCGTTATCATACTCAGCAATACAATCGACTCGTCCCGCGAGTTTCAATGTATGAGAATATAGAGATTCTTCTAGTGCGTGTATATTATTTATCTTGTCAATATAAGGTCGTATTTGGTGGAACAATCCTAATGATAGCACGTCATCCCTGTATCTGTCCAGAGGTTTGTTACTTAAGTAATCTTCTGCTAACTTGTGACATTTATTGCCACGTGTAGTCGCACGTTTAGATATGGCATTAGCCTCTTCCTCTCCAACCTTACGTCTCCACTCAAGGATAGATTTCTTCTTCATCTCTCCAATCACAGTTGTAACAGAAGGGTAGGATGCACCCTCAACGAAGTACCTCCTACCCTTTTCTGTTGTCTTTGCTTTTAAGTCTGGAAAACTATGTATATTAAGGTGATTAAAGTCCAAGATTCAATTTATTAATGAGATAAGATTTCACCAAACCAGATCGGATGATATCTTGTATCCCAAATTCTACCATTTCAAATTCATCCATACCTTGAATGATTTTCATGAAGTCTAGAATACCGTTCCTCTCGTTTGTTTTGACAAGATCAGTTTGAGCAGCGTCTCCTGCAAAGATAATCTTTGTGTTGACACCTAGTCTAGTTATAATACTATCTAACTCGTGGAAATTCAAGTTCTGTGACTCGTCTACCAGTACAATAGAGTTATCTAATGTAGTACCACGTAAGAATGATGTTGACCAGAATGAGATAGTTTCCTGTGCTTTAAGATTTGCATATAGCATATCAAAGGATGCATCATCAGGCATCTTGAACATATAACGTACCATGTTCTGATATGGTATCTGATACAGTTCTGCCTTATCATCATGGTCACCAGGTAAGAATCCAATCTCTCTGGTGGGTACTAATGATCTGACGATGTACAGTTTGTCATAAGATGACTTCTCATCTAGGATCTCTTTTAGTGCAAGGTACATGCCTATGAAGGTCTTACCTGTTCCCGCTGCACCATATAGATAGAGATTCTTTTGCTTGGAAAACGCATCGAACACCTTCTCCTGACTTGGGGTCAGTGGTTTTATCTGAGTTAGATATCCTGAGTTGATGGGTTTGCGTTTCATTTGTCTTTTGGTCAATCCAACCATTGAAGGTTGTTTCTTTTCTTTAACTGGCATAGACTATGGAGCCTCGAACTTTGCGTACGGGTGATGTTTTTTAACATTACGAAGTCGGTCTTTGAAACCATCAGGTAGTTTGTCCTGATAATCTCCTACACCTGAGACAGCATCGCAGACTCCTGCGTTCCAGTCTTTATCCCAATCGGGGTGATTGTCCCTCCAATCTTCGTATTCAGCAAGGGTCATTGAGAGTTCTTTCATCTCTCCTGTTTTTAAGTTTTTAACTGGGTAAATTGCCATTATGTTGTCCAATCAAGTGCTTCTGCTACGGTAGGGAACTGTTGAATAAACACCTTTCGACATGCCTCAGCAATGTCCATGTGTTCTTTTTGTGTCCCATGTGCAGACCTTAAATTTATATAGTGAACCCACGATCTACATGATCCCGTCATATAGAGTTTGGTAGGAGTTGCTAACGGGAGTACAAATCTAGCACACTCTTTAGCGACACCTGACCGAATAAGTTCATTATATAAGTCTATTCCCTCAGCAAAATACTTTGCTATGACCTTTTGCAGTCTATCTCTCTCCTTTGGATCTATGTCATCTATACTGTTCTGTCTGTTCTTATCGTCCTGTCTTCTCAAGTCTGGTATGGGTATCTCACCCAATAGGTTAGTGTTAGCATATCGCTGACTAAACTCTTGAAACGTAAATGACCTGTGTCTCAATATCTGTGCAGCAAGACCTCTAGTAGTGGATATCTCCAGTGTCATGCTTGCTTGCTCGAATACCGACCAGTGTTCATGCTGAATACAGTATTTGAGTAACCCTGCCACTTTGGGGTTATCTTGGTTGTTGGGGTTAGATACTCTTGCGATGTACCCCATAGTTTTTTCAGCATCAGGGGTTATTGATATCAATTTGACTGGTGTCGGTCTCAGTTTCATTACGTTGTTTTGATGTATGTTGATAAAGTGCCTCGAATATCTCGTCTGCTAGATCGTCGATATCCTCTGTTTCTGACTTGAAGTCAAACAGATCATCCTTTCTTTTTTGTAGCTCCTTTATTTGATGCGTCAATGTATTTGTTGGCATCGAAGAGTTTTGCTGTGACTTGTCCACTGGTGTACTCTATACTTTTTAAACTACCCTTGCCGAGAGAGTCATAATAACAATCAAAAATATTGACCTTAAGACCAATAATGATG